CCCTCTGGACAGCTCTGGCGATGCTGTGGATGGACACGCCCAACGCTTCGGCTGCTGCTTTCTGCGACGGGTAGGTGACGCCTCTGATGGTGATGGGTTTTGCAGCGGTGCCTCCGCTGCCAATGCCGTCGGCCTTCCCGCGTTGGATAGAGATCGAGACCGTGCCTTTTGACACGCCAAGGGCTTCGGCGGCTGCGGTTTGCGAGGGGTAGGTTGTGCCGCGAATGGTGACGGGTTTCTCGCGCCTCATCCCGATCCGGTCGATCCTGCCAAACCTGATGCCCCAAGTGATCGAATGCTCGGTAACTTCCAAGGCTTCGGCGGCGGCGGCAAAATTCGGATATTCAACGCCTCTGATCGTCACCGGCTGGTTCTTGCGAATGGGCCTATCACTATTGCATTTCTGCGAGATACTCCATCGCAGCGCATCTCGCGTCATCCCCAGAGCTCGAGCCGCGGCGATGATAGATGGGTATGTGACCCCATCAACCTCAATCGGCTTGGCGGCGGATTTGCCCAGCCCAACATTGTCAATAGTGCCACGATCGAGCGCGCTGGAAATTGCCCCTGTCGTCACTCCCAGAGCCTTCGCTGCGGCTGTAACTGTCGGATAATAAACGCCTCTGATCTCAACGGGGCATGATGTCGGCATGATCAAGCCCCCGATTTGCGAAACTGATAAGCGACGTTGGAGCCGCTGCGCTTGCGATCGAGAAGGCCATCGGTCGCCATAGCCATCATGTCGGCAAAAACCTGCGGCCTCTCGGTTCCGATCTCGCCAGCAACGTCGCTCGCAGTGACCAATTTCGCGCTCATAACCTGCATGATCTCGGGATTGTATTTTCCCACAATGCGGGTGTGGCGCTTGTTATTCGGAACGGGCTCGTTGCTCTGCACCAGGGGCGGCATGGCCTTGCGGTGGCCGTCTTTGCGCTCAAGGATCGCCATTGCCTGAGCTGGCGTGTGACCCATACCCATGAGCTCCTGAAGCGCGGCCTTGCGAAGTGGCGCAGTGATAGGCTTCTTAGGCGGCATGACGGTCGGCGTGGTGACGGTGTGATAGGCGGTCATCATCGTCATCACTTCACCCCCAGCGCATCAGCGCCAAGAGCGATGTAATAAAGCGTCACTGGCACTGCGAAGAGGCAAACGCAAACTGCGAGATCTGCAAGCGCGGCGCGGATATTGCCGCTGTTCTTTGATTTGTTCGTCATGGGTCAAGTCCTAATCTGTTGCGATAATCACAACACTACACGCGAGAAAGCAACGCTGTCAATGGTTTCTGTAAACGCTTGGATGAATTGCGCGGCGGGTTTCATCTCATTCTCCGATCATGGATTACGTTCAGGGCCAGCCGCACAGCAGCCCACACAACGGGCGCAACGGCGGCGGATATTATCGCGGCGGTCATGGGTTTTCTTCGCAGAAAAGGCCACAATCGGGCATAGATTTAATCGCGCGGCCCTTTGCGCGGGCGTCGAGTTCGTCAAGGAATATTCGCTTGTTTTGAACTCGCACCAGCTTCGCCCCCAGCCTGCGCGATTGCTCTGCGCGATCCGCAAACACTTCTGGCGAAACCATGCGAATTAGGTTCCAATATGTCGGACTGGTCGCCTTCACGCAGCCAAGGCAATTGGCATTTGGCAGCCCCCAAGAATAGGCGCGAGGCAGGGATATGCCGGCGCTGCGGACCATATCAAAACAATCATCACGGTTCATCCTGGCATCTATCAGCAGGGGCAGCACGTTCTCCCGCTCTGTTAGGGTAAAGCGATTGTGCCGTTCCCGTTCTTCAAGCGTGAAACCGAACACGTGCCAATCTACGGGGTTTTGTTTTTCCCAATGCTGGCGCGCGTGCTTTTTAAGATGCGTCGTGCATGGCGCGCCTCTCGGGAATGACATGGCCTTGCGCTTGTCCCATACATCGACAGCGCTGGCAGTCGGATATTTCGGGTTTGCTGATGTTTCGATTGCAACGCCAAGCCACGCTGCAACGTCACCCGCAAATCTCAGGTTGTCACTATCCTCCTCCGCGATGGGGTTGTTTACGACCCGCACGGAATTAGCCCCATATTTTTCAATCGCCAGTTTTGCGGCACAGGCGGACGGCGCACCATTTGAAAACCATGCGGCAATAGTTGCGTTTTCCATATCAATCATCCTCCGGTTGGATCATCAGACGCCGCTGGTCCTCGGCGCGCTGTTCGGGCGTGCGGCGGTCGCGGGTTTGCCAGTCGTAAATCGCGGTCCAAATGCGGGGCCATCCGCCGATCACCATGCCTACGGCGATTGCTGCGAGGTCATCCCAGATCATAGCGTGGACTCTTTGGTATTGCGCGTCTTGCACGTCCCTTGATATTTTCGAGCCGCGTCAGAAGAACGGTCTTAGTTGCGGTATTATCTAGTCCGCTGCATTGCGAAATTATAGTTTCCAAAGCGGCACGCAGAGCGTCGATGTCATCCTCGTCGGGGCCGCTGTCACGTGCGATCTCGGCGGATAAAGCGTCAGCCATGAAGCGTCTCACTCCGTCCCACATGCGCAGGCGAGACATGCAAATTTCAATAGCTCTGCGGGTTGTGATCTCGGTCATTCGTCACGTCCTCCGCAGCAGAGCGCCCAGACCACGACAAACGCGAGGGTTGCGATGATTGCGAGGGTCATTTCAGCACCTCGCGGAAGTGGATTGCATCTGATACGTGGCAATGAACCTCGATCATCTTGCCGTCACGTTCCGCCATCCAACACTCCCGCGGCTTCGGCGGCTTCGGCGGCTCGACGTATGGGGTGACGACGCGGAAAGCACCGTGGAATGACGGCCAGTCGTTACAGTTTGCACGGCTTGTCCACCTTGCTCCGCATTCATCAATGCCGATAACCATTGTCTCAGGATGCACGGGACATTCGCCGCCATTCCAGCCCCACCATTCGCCGTTGTTGTAGTCGGGCGCGGGGGCTGCGGGTGCGTCTACCCATGGGCCGATGATCTCTTGTGGGCCTACGTGTAGACACGCCCCGTCATCTCGATAATAAAACCCATTACTGCCCTTGTAGCTTGTGGTCATCACTCTGCTTGGAACAATCTCCACCCGCTTGCCTTCGCGGGTTTTTCCGACATAGCCGACGTGCAGTTTGATCGCGCTCATGTCCGTTTCCCCTCGGCCAAGCCCTCGCTCTCTGGCGTCATATTCCGTGCATGGTTGCGCTCACGATCGGCGGCGATCTGCGCCAGCTCTGCATCGATCTCGGCTGGCGTCATCAGGGCGCGGGCGTATCGAGCTGCCAGCACGGCCAGAGCGTCGCTGAGTGCATCTGGCTGATCGTGGATCGGTTTCGGCACGTCAACGCCAAGGCCTCGCAGGAGATCGCAGCAGGCGTTTCGCATGGATGCGGAAAATCCAGCTTCAACGGCTGCATGCGTGTTTTGCATCGGATTGTCGCGGTTCCGCTTATACCCGTCATCGTAGAAAATCGCGTCATTGATCAGGTTCATGATCTCTTGCGTCATGGCGTTCATCTTCAGGTCATCTTGCGTCATGGCTTGCCCCTCTCGGCGGTAATGGTTGTCATGGTGTTGCGTGCCAGCGAAACGGCCTGCTTCTCCGCATCGGTGCTTGCCTTCACGGCAAACGCGGCGCCCATTGCGTTCAATGCCTCGATCAGCTCGCGAACCTGGCGCTCTAATATGCGGGCGCGGGCCTCCATCGATCGGGCACGATCAGGGCGCGGGGCCTTGTCCTTGGCGATGAAACTGACCCGCACAGTGCTGTCAGGCATGGTCTCACGCACGGCGCGCAGGTTGAGCTTGTTCCGGCTCGCATAGCCAGCAAAGGCGTTCTGCACGCTCTCGCTCTGCTGCACTGTGCCGACGATCCACGTGTCGCCGTCGGTCACGTCATCAAACGGGTATCGCTGCCCCTGAACGAGTTTGGGGATGCGGGTCTCTGTCACATCATGTCTCCAAACGATACGAAACAGGCGCGCACGGTGGCGTCGCTGAAGTAGTTGATTGCGGCTTCACGTTTGGCGCTGTCGGTGGATACCGGCACTTTGTAAGCCTCGATGATGATCTTGGTGAACATCACCTGAATGATCGGCTGGACGTTCTTGGTCGTGATCCTGATCACGTCACTCATCTCATGACCGTCCTGGCGGGCAGTCATCACGGCCTCGGCCCAACGGCCCATGTTTCCGCAGGTCTCGGTGAGGGATGTCGCTGCGGCTGGTGCCGCCATAAACACGATGATCGCGGCGGCTTTGAAGGGGTTCATTTTTATGCTCCTGATGTGGTGTCTGTTGCTCTTATCACAACACTACAGCACCCAAAATCACCCGTCAATAACTAACGCACTAACGTTAGTTTTTAAAAACTAATATATGCCGTTATTGGAATGCGTTTCGAGTTTTTCTTAAACTGCCCAAAATTTAGGCAAAAATCCAAAACTAACACGCACAAACGCCCCATTTGTGTTTTTTGATGTGTGGCATTTGTAATTTGATATTTCCCTTTATTTTCTTATACTTATTACTTTAGTCTACTACTAACACAGCAAAAAGAGAGTAGGAGCTAGGAGAAAAAAAAGAAGGGTATATGCAAATATTTTTTCCCGTAGGCAACTGAAACCCTGTGATGTTAGTGCGTTAGTGTTGTTAGTGCGTTAGTCAGAATTGGGGATTTCACAACGGCAACCGTCCAGATATAGCCATGACACAGCACCAAAAATTAGAGGGTGAAATGGCTGGCAAACTCACAAAGCTACAAGCCCGATTTGTCGAAGAATACATGCTTGATCAGAACTCAACCCAAGCCGCAGGAAGAGCTGGGTCTAAGGCCAAGGATCTCAGTGTTGCAGGCTGCGAGCTCCTAGCTAATCCAAATGTCAAGCAAGCTCTCACGGAATTGACGATCGACAGGTCGGAACGGCTCAAGATCAATGCCGACTGGCTGCTGTCCAGACTGGCCGAAGAAGCGCAGGCTGATGTCGCGGATATCTACGCGGCTGATGGCAATCTCAAGCCCGTCCATGAGTGGCCCAAGATCTGGCGTCAGGGCCTCGTTGCAGGCATCACGACAAGCGAGACATCGGTGGATGGCGTCAAGATGGGCGAGGTTGTTGGCGTCAAGATCAGCGATCGCATCCGGCGTCTGGAGCTGATCGGCAAGCACATCAACGTCAACGCGTTCCAAGACACCGTGCAGCACAAGGGGCTCGACGCTCTGGCCGATCGACTGGCGCGGGCTAGCAAGCGTGTCGAGTGATCGAAAGCACAATGGCGGGCCAGATCTCGATGACCAGATCATCGACCTGGCCGCGTCGTGCCGGTTTGATCCAGTGCGATGGTCAATGCTGGCATGGGACTGGGGGCAAGGCGAGCTGGCCAAGCATGAGGGGCCGCGCCAATGGCAGACAGACATCTTCAGCACCATCCGCGACCATCTCGCGGATCCAGCCACGCGCTATCAGCCACTGCGGATCGCCGTCTCGTCAGGTCACGGCATCGGCAAGTCGGCATCGATGGGGATGCTGTCGAACTGGGCGATGAGCTGCTGGGATGACGCCAAGATCGTCACCACAGCTAACACCCTCGGCCAGCTCTCGACCAAGACCGCGCCAGAGATCGGCAAGTGGTTCCGCATGGCGCTCACATCGCACTGGTTCGACGTGCAAGCCACCTCGATCAAGTCCCGCGACAAGACGCGCTCCGATAGCTGGCGACAGGATTTCATCCCGTGGTCCGAGCATAACACCGAAGCCTTTGCTGGCCTGCACAATGAGGGCCGCATCATCATCCTCGAATTCGATGAGGCGTCCAAGATCGCAGATAAGGTCTGGGAAGTCGCAGAGGGCGCGCTGACCGATGAAAATACGGTGATCATCTTCATCGTCTACGGCAACCCTACCCGCAACTCTGGCCGCTTCCGTGAGTGCTTCCGGCGCTATCGTCACCGGTGGAAAACGTTCCAGATCGACAGCCGCACAGTGCCAGGCACTAACAAGCAATTCTTGCAGCAAATGGTCGATGACCACGGCGAGGATAGCGATTACGTCAAAGTCCGCGTTCGCGGCCAATTCCCGAGCCAATCAGCCATGCAGTTCATCAGCGCCGTCGATGCAGACGCAGCACGCGATCGTCACCTGCGTCCAGAGCAATACAAATTCGCGCCCGTGATCATCGGCGTTGACCCCGCGTGGTCGGGCGATGACAGCCTTGAGATATTCCTGCGCCAAGGGCTCTACTCGAAGTCGCTCGCCACCCTGCCGCGCAACGACAATGACATCCAAGTCGCCAACCTGATCGCGAGGCTTGAGGTCGAGCATCAGGCCGATGCGGTGTTCATCGACGCGGGCTATGGCACGGGTATCAAATCCGCTGGCGATGTCATGGGCCGATCGTGGCGCCTGATCTGGTTCTCGGGCAAACCGATCGACCCTGGCTATCTCAACAAGCGCGCTGAGATCTGGGGCATGACCAAGCAATGGCTCAAGGCGGGCGGCGCGATCGATCCTGCCGATGAGGGGCTTTATCAGGACATCGTGGGGCCCGAGACCGTTGCGCGCCTCGATGGCAAGATCCAGCTCGAAAGCAAGGAAGACATGAAAACCCGTGGCCTGCCGTCGCCAAACAAGGGGGACGCGCTGGCTCTGACGTTCTCTGAGCCGGTGGCCAAGCGCACAATTCCGATCGGCACTGTTGGCGGCGGAAACCATTCGACTGCACAAGTGGATTATGACCCGCTCTCGTAGCCCTAAAGTTTTGGATTAAATCGATGTGTTCAGTAATGAAAGCTGCTGTTTCAGAGGTTCAAGCCAAGGCTTACGGGTCTGCATCTCAATCTCAGCCAAAACTATCATCTGCCACCGCAGCTCGCGGGAATAGCAACACTGGCTTGAGATCGTCCGCTGCGACGGTCCTGACTTCTGGCTCTGGTCTTTCGTCTACTGCTGCAACTGGAAAGAAAACGCTGTTGGGTGAGTAAAGCCGCACTGTTGGCGGCGGAAACCATTCGACTGCACAAGTGGATGGCAACGGCTATTCAATCATAAACGTCTGGTGATCCAACATGTGTATGTCCACCCCGAAAGTCGCTGATCCTGTGATCGCCCCAGAGCGTTCGGTCGCCTCGACGCCCACGAAAGACGCGGTGACTGCGCAAGGCACGCGGGCGTCAGATCAGGCTCGCTCTGCTGCTGGCACTGTCCTGACCTCGGGCTCTGGCGTCACGTCCTCGGCATCGACGGCCAAGAAAACGCTGTTGGGTGAGTAAATGAACGTTGGTTCGGCTCGCAATGAAACACAGGTGGCATATCACCGGCGCCGGTTTGAAGAGCTGAAGCAGGTTCGCCAGCCGTGGGAAGGCTTGTGGTCATCCCTTGCGGAATACATCGAGCCTACACGGCTGCGGCTGCTGTCTGGCAATGAGGGGCCGATCGAGCGCAAGTCCATCCTCGACAGCACTGGCACGTTTGCGCATCTGACGCTGGCCTCTGGGATGCACTCTGGCGTCACCTCGCCAGCTCGCCCGTGGTTCCGTCTAGCACCTGCCGACAAGGCAATGAAAGACAACTCGGCGGTCAAGGAATATCTATCCGCGGTCGAGGATCGGATGCGCCAAGTGTTCAACGCCTCCAACGTCTATAGCTCGTTTCACATCGGCTACGGGGATCTCGGCCAGTTCGGCCAATCCTGCGCGCTGATGGTCGAGGATAATGAAAGCGTGCTGCGGATGATCCCGCTGCTGCACGGTCGGTTCTGGATTGCTCGCGATCACAAGGGTCGCGCAACGACACTCTATCGCACGTTCCGATGGTCTGTTGCTCGCATCGTCGAACGGTTCACCTACGCCAAGGTCAGCCAACGCATCAAGACGCTCTATGATGGCGGCACTTATGACACCATGTTTGACATCGGCCACGCGGTCGAGCCTCGCATGTCCAGATCGCCCGAAAAGATCAACAAAAAGAACAAAGCTTTCCTCTCGAATTATTGGGAGTTGGAAGGCAACGAAAGCACGCTGCTAGAGGAAAGCGGCTTTGACGAAAACCCGATCATTGCGCCCGCGTGGCAACTGAGCGGCGATGATCACTATTCGCTGTCGCCTGGCCAGATCGCGCTTGGCGATATCAAAATGCTTCAGCTTGAGCAAAAGCGGAAGCTCGAAGGCATCGATAAGATGGTGCGGCCTCCGATGACTGGGCCTAGCTCCATGCGCAACAATCCCGCCTCGCTGCTGCCTGGCTCTGTCACCTATGTCGATGATCCGACTGGCAAGGGCTATCGGGCGGCGATGGAAGTCAACCTGCGCCTGAGCGAGCTGCAAGCCGACATCCGCGAAACACAGGACCGGATCAACCGATCGTTTTACGCTGACCTGTTCCTGATGCTCGCGAACATGGAAGGCATTCAGCCGCGCAACAGTTTCGAGATTGCAGAGCGCAAGGAAGAGAAGTTGCTCGCCCTCGGGCCAGTGCTTGAGAACATCTATAACGATCAGCTTGAGCCGTGCATCGACCGCGCCTATGCGATCCTAGCCCGTCGTGGCGAGCTGCCACCGCCACCGCCTGAGCTGCAAGAGGGCACGATCAAGATCGAATATATCTCGGTATTGGCGCAGGCACAGAAGGCCGTATCGACAGGCTCGATCGAGCGCGGGATGTCGTTCGTTGGCAACCTCGCGGGCGTCAAGCCTGACGTGCTGGACAAGATCGACGCTGATCAGGTTGTCGATGTGTATTTCGATTATCTCGGCGTGCCTCCATCGATCATCGTGCCTGATGATGAGGTCAAGAAGGTTCGGGCCGATCGCGCCAAGCAACAACAGGCGGCGCAAAACGCTGAGATGGCCGCGACCATGGCGCCCGCTGCCAAGGCTGGGGCTGAGGCTGCAACGCTGCTCTCTGGGGCTGACGATCGTGCGGGCGGCGCTGGGCTGCTGCAAAAATTGGGGATCTCTGGATGACCGAACAAAACGACGGCCTTAACCAACTGATCTATGAGAACGCGATCCGAAATATCGAGGTGATCGGCTGGATGCTGATCTTCCTGAGTTTGGCGTTTCCGATCGGCCTCTGCCTCGCGTTTGTCGTGGCCGGTGATGCTGACCTCGCCTCGCGTGCGGTGCTGTCGCTGCTGGTGACGATCTCGGGCGCAGTGTTCCTTTACATCTATTGCCTCTCTGCTCTGAGCGAGACCGTCGCGCCACGCACTGCCTCTATGTATTGGCTGGCGATCGCACTGATGACGATCGGGTTCCTGTCGTCGTGCGGGCTGGTGATCTTCAGGTTCGCGGGATGACCGGCATGGATCGAGATCAGGCTGATCTGAACACGGCGCTGCAAGAGGTTCTGAAAAGCCCCTCGGGCAAGCGCGTGCTGTTCTGGGTGCTTGAGCAAGCGGCGATCTATCGGGACGCCTTTGCTGGCGACAACAACGCGACCAATTACGTCCTCGGCCAACAGTCGATCGGGCGGAAAATCATTGAGCGCATGGGCGACGTTGACCCTCGCGCTTATCCGACGCTGCTGCTCGAAGTGGCTGACATGAAGGCTATGGCGCTGGCTGCGGCGGCTCCAAGCGAAACCCAGTATGAGGATGATGAAAATGCCGACTGAACATATCATGCAATTTTTTGCTTATTCGCATTTGCCTCCGCACCTACAAGCGGTCAGCAAGCCCTTTGGCGATCTGGCGCAGACCATCGTGGATACGATCTCGCGCAATCCAGAGCGGACGGTAGCGCTGCGCAAGCTGCTTGAGGCCAAGGATGCTGCCGTCCGTGCCATTCTCGCTAAAGAGGTGTCGGCATGAACCGCCCTTGGATGCCTGAGATCCTGCGCGCTCCTGCTGATGAGGCTGGCGCTGCCCCTGTCGAGGGTGGTGCTGCCCCAGCTCCTGCAAGCGATGAAAGCGTGCTTTTCCCCAATGATAACAAAGCCCCAGAGGGTGGTGCGCAGCCTGACGCTCCGCCAGCTCCTGCACCTGCTGTGGGCGACTGGAAAGAATTCGAGGCTGACCCCGCCAAGTCCGAAGCCGAAAACGCTGCGGCCAAGGCAGAGCATGACAAGGCCAAGCCTGCCGATCCTGCCAAGGCTGACGTGGTGCCAGAGGATGGCAAGTATGATCTGGCCATGCCTGAAGGCTTCGAGGTCGATGCGGAAATGCTCGACGCGCTCGGTGGCGAATTCAAAGAGCTGGGCCTTACCAACGGCCAAGCGCAAAAGCTGTCCGATAAATACGCTGACATCATCTCCAAGCGGGCCGCAGCGCAGCAAGAGGGCTGGGGTCAAACGATCGAGAAATGGGTGGGCGATGCGAAGGCCGATAAAGAGATCGGCGGGGGCAAGTGGGACAGCACAGTTTCTGCATCTCGCCGCGCCGTTGAAACACTCGGAACGCCCGCGTTGAAAGAATATCTCAATGCGAGTGGTGGCGGCAACCATCCAGAGCTTATTCGTTTCATGTCAAAAGTGGGGGCCATGATCTCGGAAGATGACCCTGCATCTGGCGCGGCTGCTGGCTCGGGTAAACCTGTCGATGTCGCGCATTCCTTGTTTCCGAACGATGCACCGAAAGGTTAAAACATGGCTACTATTGGTCAATCCTTCCCCTCGCTGATCGACGCTCACAAAATGTCTGCTGAAGGCAAAGTGATCGAGATCCTCGCAGCACAAAATCCAATCCTCGACGACGCTATGGCTGTCGAGTGCAACATGGGCGCATCGCACCGCCACATGATCCGCACCGGCCTGCCTTCGGTCGCATGGGGTCGCCTCTACAAAGGCACGCCGCAGTCGAAGTCCACCATGCAGCAGGTCGATGATACGACTGGCTTCCTCGAAGCTCGCTCGGCAATCGACAAGCGTTTGCTCGCTCTGGCGCCAGATCCTGCCAAGGCTCGCTTGGTTGACAGCGCGCCTTACCTCGAGGCGATGAACCAAGAGATGGCGACCGGTATTTTTTACCACGATACCGCGACCACTCCTGACAAGTTCAAGGGACTGTCGGCGCGCTATACCTCGTATTACTCTGGCCCAAAGTCGGCGGCTCCGAAAAACTCGGCTGCTAACGTGATCCACGGCGGCGGCACTGGCTCGGACAACACCTCGATCTGGTTCGTCACTTGGGGCGATCACGCGACTTCGCTGCTCTATCCAAAGGGCATGAATGCGGGCGTGACGATCGAGGACAAGGGCGAGCAACGTGTCTTGGATGACGCGGGCAACCCTTACTACGCCAAGGAAACGCTGTTCAATTGGCACATGGGCGTCGCGGTGAAAGACCATCGCTATAACGCTCGTATCGCCAACATCGACGTGTCTGACGCGATGGCTGGCAGTGTGGATCTCTGGGCGCTGCTTCGCCAGGCTTATTACCGCTTGGAAAGCCGTCGCCGCGACGCAACCTCGTCGCGCATTGCGATCTACATGAACCGCGACATGATCGAGATCCTCGATGCGCAGTCGTCCGATCGCTCGATGACCACTGCCCGCAGCAACACAACTCACGTGTCGCAGGCAACGATCGAGGGCAAGGAAGTCATGACCTATCGTGGCTTGCCAATCCGCGAAACCGACGCCCTGCTCAACACCGAGGCGCTGGTTCCTGCCTACGTCTAACCGGCTCGCCAGCTCCTGACGGGGCTGGCCGCTTCCCTCAAGGGCCGGAAGGCCAAACGGAAAGGATCGACCAATGATCTTCGACAACACGAACCTCTTTTCGGATGCGCAGGCCGTCACCGCGACCGCTGCATCCACCAACGTCATCTCGCTCAACCCGATCGCGACCGGCGTTGTTCGCGACATCGGCAAGGGCGTCAAGATCCCGCTGCTGGTGCAGGTTGTTGAAACCTTCAACAACTTGACCTCTCTCAAGATCGACATCGAGCTCGACACGACCGAGACCTTCACGCCAGACAAGACCGTGACCCTTGGCACGTTCCTGCTCGCTGAATTGGTCGCTGGGTTTATGATCCCTTGGGACAACATTCCAAAGGGCATCAACATGAACTTCATGCGCCTGAAATACACTGTCACCGGCACTGCTCCGACCACGGGCAAGATCACGGCTGGCATTGTGGCCGCGGTGCCGTCGAATGGTTAAGGTAGTCGTCGCTGAAGAGCGTGGCTATTTTGGCGGGATCGTGCGCGAGCCTGGCGATGAGTTCGCCATTCCGCTCGACCTCTGGAATGACGCCAAGCGTCGCCCGCGCTGGGTGGCTGCGGCTGACGGCGTAGAGGCTCCAATCGCAGCACCTAAGAAGGCTGCTGCAAAGGCCAAGCCTGAGCCTGCTCCAAAAGCAGATCCTTTCGCTGATGCGCCTGAACCTGAAGCGGTGGCGTCTGAGGCCAAAGCCTCGCTGTCCCCCGCGCCTGACTGGATCGCACCAGGCACTGAAATCTGAAAACAAGGGGCGGCTTAGGTCGCCCCTCTTCACAAGAGGGCTCGCGCCTTCGTTTGAATGGATGACGCATGGCAACCCTCCACAATTCGCACCCCGTCCTTGGCGTTGTCGCCGTCGATCCATCAAAGAAAATCCACAATGGCTTGCCGGTCATCGGCGTGCGTGTGACGGCTCTCGGGTTCCTCGATAGCAAGCGCACACTTGGCGTGTCCGTGCTGTCGTCTGGCGCGACGATCTACAACGATCAGCGTGTCGGCGGTGTTGTGTTCATCGATGACGACCGGAATATGTTCAACGGCTTCGAGGTTATTCCCGTTTTCATCGTGGGGGCTGTCGAACCTGTTCTGACTGCACCATCCGCAATGACGGCGGGGCAGTGGACGCTCGCCGATAGCCCAAGCGCGGGCGGTGACAAGCTGTCGCTGAACATCACGGCGCTGCCCTACGACGGCGGGTCGGCTATCACGGCGCTGCAATACAGTGTGGGCGGCGGTTCGGCGCAAACCCTGTCCGGTGTTGGCACGGGTGAGCGCCTGATTACGGTGCTGGCATCAACGGCTGCGAGTGTGGAGTTGTGGGCGGTCAATGCGATAGGGGCGGGCGCGCGGTCTGTTGCGAAGGTTCGGACCCCTACGTCCAACGCGGCCCCAATTGCATATGATTACCTCATCACCTCAGATGCTACATGGACCAGCACGTTTGCGCTCGGTGCGGCCACGCTATCGGGCAAAACTATCGCCGTTCGTGCTGGCAACTATACCGCAAAAACGCTGTCGGGATTTGCACCTGCCAGCACAGTCACCATCGCCGCAGAGGTCACGGGAAACTATCCAGTTTTCGCGGGCCTGACGGTCAATTCATCGTCGGCAAATATCCTGTTCTCTGGCCTTAAAACCTCATTCGACAATTCGGGCGGGACCGATTACGTTGGTGGTGATCCGGCCTACACAACTGTCGTGAACAGCAGCACGGGCATCGAGTTTCGCGGATGCGTGTGGGATAATAACTGCGCAACTGGCACTAAAAAACAACGGCGCGGGTGCATTCGTGCAACTGGCTCCAGCCTCACATTGACAAATAACACTTTCACTCATGCGAGAGAAGCGGGCGCTTTTAACCACAGCACCATTACCGCGACGGGCAACGTCATCACGCATATGTATGAGGACGGGTTCACGGGTCTGAATACAGATTGGACCGTTGACAACAACACATTCACATATTTCCAAGGTGACTACGGCAAATCGTGGTTCCTGACCGCGACAACTGGCACGATCACGGTGGGCGAAACCCTGTCAAACGGCCTTTCTGGAACGGCGCAGAAGGTTTTGTATGTCGCCGCGTCTGACGGGTCAACTTACGTTAAGGGGCTTTACAATAACTTTGCCAAGCCCGTGGCAGGGGAAACATATACGGGTGCAACAGGCTCGATCACGCTAGGGACGGAGCAGAAGGTTGAAGACCCGAATTATTCTGACGGCATCCACGGGGACGCATTCCAGCCGATCAACGATTCCGCAGCGACGGCCAACCGTGTTGTTCGGGCGCGTAAAAACCTCATATATCGCACCTCTGGCTACACGTTCAATGCGCTGATGGACGAACAGCACGTCCAAGGCATCTTGGCGCAGGACAACAACGCAGTCAAAGGCACGCCGCATTCATGGGCAGAGGTTGATATTTCTGGCAACGTGATTGCGGGTGGTCAGGCTATCGGCATCACGGTAGGCTCTGCGCTATCCGGCAAAATCAACCAGAATACGATTGTCACCTCCCCGTATGGTGATACGGCAGACATTGCCTATGCCAACTGCACGAATGTCGAAATCCGTAACAACGCCTGCCGTGTTATGGACGTTGGTTCGGGCGCAAGCACTGGCATGACGATCGCAGACAACGTGACTATGTTGCTGGCAAATCAGCCGACATATTTGCAGGCGTATAACACCTATCCACATACCATTCTCGGCCTATCGCCCGCAGTGGGTTCGCCGCTTGATACGGGTGCAGCGGGCGCGACCGATACCACAGGGGTATTCCGCACGCTACCGATGGCCGCATATGTTGCGCCACCTCCGATAACAACCCCCCTTGTCTTAGATGCTTCGCTGACAACGGGCAGCACCACATCGGCGGCATCCATCACAATGGCGTTTACTGCGGCGGCGGGGTCCAACCGTCGCGTGCTGGTGAACGTTTCGACGTTCAATGCGTCCCTAATCACAACAAGCCTCTCCGCAACATGGGGTGGCGTTGCTATGACCAAACTGGCGGAGCAAAAAACCACATCAGGGACAAACGCCTATGAGTGGAATGCGATGTTCGAGTTGACCGAGGCGAATTTCCCGTCAGGCGCGACAGGCAACATTGTTGTCACAAGCTCCTACGGCGTTTCCGATAACATCGGCATCGAGGCGCTAACGATTGGCAATATCGGCGCAGGTTCGCCCGTAGTCGCGTCAACATGGGGCAACCCATCGAGCGGCGGCATCCCTCTGAGCATCACGCCAGCCGTTGCGGGGTCGCTCGTTATCGGTCAGTCTATGGTTTCAGTGGGCGCAAGTGGTGCAGGTTGGGTGTCTGGTCTGACATATATCCCATCCAGAAATTATTTTGGCGGGACGCAGACAAACCTATGGGGTAGCGCAATGCAGGGAGTATCTGCGCTCACATGCAACGCTAACTATACGGCAGGGCGAGGAACCATCATTTTGCTGGCATATCCGCCCACTAGCTAAAACCCCCGCCCGCCCCTGTTAGCGCGGGGGCGGCAATCGACCGCAGCAACCAACTGCGCGCTAATGTGAGGCGGCTCGCCAAATATAAACTGGAAATCACATGTCCTCTGTCATCGCGATCTGCAATCTCGCTCTGTCCAACGTCGGCAAGGACAACATCAATTCGCTCGATGAGACCGGCGCTGAGGCTCGGGCCTGCCGTCAATTCTATGAGCTGACGCGGGACACGCTACTGCAAGCCTATCCGTGGCGGTTCGCTCGCGGCCTGATGTCGATGGCAGAGCTGGCGCAGGACGTGAAAACTCGCTGGGCCTATGCCTACAAACTGCCGAACGACTGCCTCAAAGTGCGGCTGGTGCGGCCTGACTACGGTAGCACTGAGGGCCAGATCATCACGCGACAGGATGAGATCAGCACACCATTCGACGTTGACGGCGGCATGGTCTATTGCGACCTCTCGCCTGCGATCATCGATTACACCAAGCGCGCTGTCGATCCTGCACGGTTCTCGCCGCTCTTCATCGACGCTCTGTCGTGGCATCTAGCGGTTCGCTTGGCCATGCCCCTGACCCGTGATCCAAAGATGCGGGCCGACGCCTATCAGCTCGCGCAAATGGTGACGACGCAAGCGCAGGATGCTGATGCGAATGACGCCCGCGAAAGCTCGGACCACGAAAGCGAATACAAAGGGGCTCGGGCATAATGGCAGATCTCCGTCTATTCCAAGGCTCATTTACCTCGGGCGTTCTATCTCCTGCGCTCTGGGCTCGGGTCGATCTTGCCAAGTATGGATCCGGCCTAAAGGCTGGCACGAACATCTTCATCCACGCGCACGGCGGGGCGAGCAATCGGGCTGGCCTAGAGTTCTGTGGTGAGGTCAAGACAAGCTCGACCAGGACGCGCACGATCCCGTTTCAGTTCTCGTCCACGCAATCCTACACGCTCGAATTTGGCGGCGGCTATATGCGGGTTTGGAAAGACGGCGGGCAGATCCTGACGGGTGGCGGCGCGATCTATGAGATTGCCACTCCATACGCTGCGGCTGACGTGGGGGATCTCGTCTACATCCAAGAGGCGGATGTGATGTATATCTGCCATATCAGCTATCCCGTGCGGAAACTGAGCCGGTTCTCTGAGACCAACTGGACGCTGACGGCGGTGACGTTTACGCCAACGACTGCCTCGCCAACTGCTACGGGCGCTCAAGCCTCATACAAGTATTCAAACGGCTCGTATGGCACGCGCACGTTCAAGGTCACGGCTATCTCTTCGGCTGGCGGCGAAAGTGCTGCCAGTGCCGCGGTCAGTGTGATCTATCAATACAGCGTTCTGGATGGCCGCTATATCCGCGTCTATTGGAACGCTGTCGCTGGCGCCACGTCATACAAGGTCTATCGCACCGACGCATCGACAGGGCTTGTCGCGCAGGTGTTTGCGCCGCTTGTGGAGTTTCCCGCTGGCGATGTCGCGGGCAGTGGCGAGGCTATCCCTGCGGCTCCGTCTGGCACGTCTCCACCTGCAACCCCGACTGGTGTTGTCGGTGGCCTCGGGTTTGGCGATATCCAAACCTATGTGATCTCGGCGGTCTCTGCCTCGACGGGGGAAGAGGGGCTTCCATCTGCCGAAGTTTCGACGACAAACGATCTGACCTATACCGGCAACTATAACACGATCTCTTGGGCGGCGGTTTCTGGTGCTGACTATTACCTTGTTTATAAGGAGTATAATGGTGTTTTTGGCTACATCGGTAAGACTTCTGATCTTAGCTTTATCGACGACAACATTGCGGCTGATACGTCTGACGGTCCACAGACTGGGCGCAACCCCTTTTCCAGTGCTGGCAACTATCCACGCTGCGCCACCTTTGTCGAGCAACGGCTGGCCTTCGCGTCAACGGCCAATGATCCTCAAGCAATCTGGCTTTCGCAGTCGGCCAGTTATGAGAATTTCGGCTATGCAAGCCCCGCGAAGGCGAGCGATGCTGTTACGTTCAGGATCAAGTCAAAAGAAATAAACGAGATCCGATCGCTGATCTCGGCCAAGGGATTGCTCGCTCTGTCGTCGTCGTCCGAGTGGTCGATCTCGGGCGGCTCTACGTCCGACGCGATCAGCCCAAGCGCCATTGCTATCGAAAACCAAGGCTATCGCGGCGCGTCCAAGGTGCAGCCATTGACGATCGGTCGCACGGTCGTATTCGCTCAAGCCCGCGGCGGTGTGGTGCGTGACTTTGAATATCAGTTCGCCAATGACGGCTATGACGGGCGCGATATAACGATCATGGCTCGCCACTATTTCGAGGGCCGCAAGATCATGAGCTGGGCCTATTCGCAGGCTCCAAGCTCGCTGATCTGGGTGGTGCTGGACAATGGCCAGTTGCTCTCTCTCTGCTACATGAAAGAGCATGACGTTTGGGCGTGGACAGATCACGACAGCTCGGGCGCCGTGTTTGAAAGCGTCTCGGTCATCACTGAAGGCGAAAACGACATCCCTTATTTTGTCGTTAAGCGGGTGATCAACGGCGCAACCAAGCGATATATCGAGCGGCTTGACCCTCGCGACTTCGATGCGATTGAGGATGCTTTCTTTGTCGATAGCGGCCTGACCTATTCCGGCGCTGCGGTGACGACGCTCTCGGGCCTCGGGCATCTTGAGGGTGAGCAAGTCGTGGCGCTGGCTGATGGCAATGTCGTGCGCGGCCTGACGGTCTCTGGCGGCTCTGTGACACTGCCAAACGCTGCAACAAAAGTTCATATTGGCCTGCCGATCACTGCGATGATGCAAACCCTCGATCTGGATCTCGGCTCGGTCAATGGCCTAGGCTCGGTGCAGGGGCGCATGAAGAGCGTTTCTGAGGTCACGCTGCGGGTCGAGCGGACACGCGGGATCTTCGTCGGGCCCTATGATGGCGATCGGGACAGCGAGCATTTGGTCGAGTATCGCCAGCGGTCGATCGAGGCTTGGAATGAGGCGATCCAGCTTTACACGGGCGACATCCGCATCACGCCAGCTTGGGACTGGAACACTGGCGGCAACATGGTCGTCAAGCAATTCGATCCGCTGCCGATGACGATCCTCGCAATTATGCCCGATGTCACCATTGGGCGCTGATCGGGTCATAAGCGTAGTGCCTGCGCGGGCGTGGCATGTGCGAGAGATCGCGGGCCGTATGCGCCAGGCTGATCGCGATGAGGTCTTTGCGGCGTCTGGCAAGTGTCCAGCCTCGGCGCTGTCGATCTCATACCGGCGATCGTCCATGCGGATGACGGGCCTTGTGGATGGTCGGCCTGAAGTCATGTTCGGCGTGGCTGACCTCAACGTGCTTGCAGGCGTGGGCGCTCCGTGGCTGCTCGGCACGTCTGCGGTCGATGAGAATTATGTGGCATTTCTGCGGCGCTCTGTGAGTTGGAGAAATCAACTGTCGGCGCGGTATCCAGTGCTTAGAAATTTTGTGGACATGCGCAATCGTGCGTCGGTCAGGTGGCTGCGGTGGCTGGGGTTTTCAATCCTCGACCCGATCGACATCAACGGCCATGAGTTCCGCCTGTTTGAAATGAGGTCTTAGGATGTGCGACATAACCACTGCACTGATGATCGGCTCGACCGTTATGGGCGGTGTGGGGCAGATCCAAGCGGCAAAGGCGGATAGCGCGGCGGCGTCGTATAACTCCAAGGTCGCCACCATGAATGCCACGCTGGCCGATCGTGCGGCCAAGGATGCACTTGAGCGCGGGCAACTCGAAGAGCAAAAGAAGCGCGCTGAGACATCGCAGCTCATGGGCCAGCAACGGGCCAACATGGCGGCGAATGGTGTTGATCTGTCGTTTGGCTCACCGCTCGATCTCATGGTTGATACGGCCAAGATGGGCGAGCTTGACGCGCTGACGATCCGCACCAATACGAACCGCGAAGAGCGGGACATTCGCCAGAACGCGAACAACTATCGGGCAGAGGCTGCGATGAGTTCGTCGGCGTCCAAGAGCGCGCTGTCGGGCGGATATCTCGCTGCGGCTGGCACGGTGCTGGGCGGCGGCGCGAAGTCGTATGCTCAAGGTAAGACTGCGGGGATTTGGTAAATGAGAGTTCCGACATACGTTTCAAACGTCAACCTTCGGCCTTCCTATCAGCAGGGCGTGCAGGTTCGGGCCACGGCTGACGCGTTCGGCGCTGCCAATGGGCGCGGCCTTCAAGGGCTTGCGCAGGGCATCGGGCAGGCTGCTGAGGCCAGCTCGCAACTGGCAGAGCTTGACGCGATCAATGAGGTCAAGGGCCGCGACAACAAGTATGCTGAATGGGAACGCAACGCCATGTATGGCGATGGCGGCTATATGACGCTTGAGGGCGAGAACGCAGTAAAGTCGCGTGTCAAGTTTGAAGAGGATGCGGCGGCCAAGCGAAAAGAGTTCGGTGCTGGCCTGACAGGCATGGCTGCGCAGAAGTATGACGACGCATCTGGCGCTCGCCTACAGCGCATCCAGCAAAACACGATCACGCACTCGGCTGGGGCGCGCAAGCAATGGTTCAAGGATGCGACTGAGGCGCGTCTCGATACCTTCGCAGAGGATGCGGTCGCGGCATACAAAGATCCCAAGGCTGTCGATTTCAATATCGCGGCGGGGCAGGCAGAGATCCGCGAGCAAGGCGCAATGCTCGGCTGGGATGCTGACACGCTGAAAAACCGCGAAGCCGAATACATCTCGACCGTCCGCATGAATACAGGGATGCGGATGATGAGCGATGACCCGATCGCGGCTGAGAAATATTTCAACGATCACAAGGACCAATTCACGGGGCCGCATCAGTTCAAATTCGAGGAAACGCTCAAGGTTCCGCTGGTGCAGGAAAAGGTCAAGCAAAACACCAACGGGTTTTTCAGCGGCGGCTCGGCGTCGTCTGGTGGGGATTATTACGCTGCAATCCGATCGGCGGAAAGCGGCGGCGATGATGCGGCCAAAAACCCCAAGTCATCCGCGACCGGTCGCTATCAGTTCACAACTGGCACCTGGAACCAACTTCGGCTTTCAAACCCGTCTCTTGGCCTGACTGAGTTCGGTCGCACTGACCCGCTTCAGCAAGAGGTCGCAATCCGTGCCTTCACCGAAGCCAATGGCAAGACATTGGCGGCGCGTGGCGTGGCGGTCACGAATGGCAGTCTATACGCGGCTCACTTCCTCGGTGCCGGTGGCGCTGTGAACGTGCTGCGGGCATCCCCTGATGCAATGCTGACTGACATCCTGCCGACTGGCGTGATCGAGGCAAACAGCTTCCTGCGCGGGATGAACGTGTCTGACTTCACGGCTTGGGCTAATCGCAAGGGTGGCGGCGATGGTGCGGCGCCTGCATCCCTAAGCACGGTCGAGGGCTATCTGTCTGGCATCAGTGACCCAACAGAGCGCGAGATGACGCGCAAGTCGATCTATGCGCAGCTTGACGCTCGGGACAAGGCAGAGAAGCAACAGCGCGAGGCTGTGACGGCGCAAGCGTTCAACATGATCGAGACGCAAAACCTGAGCCCGTTTGATCTGCCGCCAGAGGTTAGCACGCAGATCGGCATGGAAGGCATGTCGAGCCTCATGACCTATTGGGAAAAGAAGTCGAGCGGACAGGAACCTGAGACCGATCAAACGCTGCTTTACGATATGCAAATGATGTATGCGCAAGACCCCAAGGCCTTCGCGGAAACCAACCTGCTCGAATACAAAAACAGCCTGAGCAAATCGGACTTTGAAAAGGTCTCGAACATGAAAGCCTCGGCGCTGACGGATGAGCGCAAGGCACGCGAGGAAAGTCTGACGCTCACAAGCGCGTTCTCGCAGGCATCAACGCAACTCGAAGCGGTCGGCATCACGACGACAGGGCTCAAGGATAAGGACCGGCTTGAGGCAAGCAAGCGGGTCGCGTCGTTCAACAATGCTCTAGCCGATGAGATGCGGGCGTTTCAGGAAGAGAACGGCAAGGCACCAACCCAGCTTGATATCCAGTCGATGACCAACAAGCTCTTGCTGCCGATCGTTCTCAAGACGCCAGGCAAGCTCTGGGGCGAGAATACCGAAGAAGGAAAATTCCTGTTCGAGGCTGGTTCGCGTGTGGATAGCGCAACTATTGATGTCGTAGTCAGTTACGAGGACATCCCGATCGACCTGCGCCGCGGTATCTCGACAGATCTCGAAGTGGAGCTAGGCCGCAAGCCGTCCAAGGAAGAAATTATCTCGCGCTACGAAGAGGTCGTTCTCTCTCGATAGCGCAAATCGAGGGGCTTAAAAATGACGACACTCGCAGACTATGAAGCGTGGAAAGCAAATCAGGCCAAGGCATCGGTCGGCGCGGCGCAAGTCGTGATCGGCTCGACCGATGCAAACCCTGATGAGGTAGCCCGCGACATGACGCTTGCGAGTGACTTCGCCAAGGTGACTGGAAACCCCCAGCCACCTGCGGCGATGGTTCCTGAATACCGCAATATTTTCCAAGCTGAGATCGAGAAGAAGCGCGCCGAAACAATCCTGACGACTGCGCCTCGGCTGACTGAGTGGCTGCGCAATCCAGATAATGCTGTGCTGGCACGCGATGACCTAAATGGTCTGTCGTGGTTCGAGCGCATGGGCAAGTCGTTCGACATGGGCAACGCTACGGCTGTGACGCAAGGTCGTGAAGTCATGCGTGACACTGGCGCGGTGCTAGAGACAAGCGCGCTTGGCCGTGGCCTCGATGCTGCCGGTGACGTTTTCGATGACACTGTGCTGACCAATGGCGATGGTGATCCAAACCTGCTCGGGCGGCTGGCGAATTACCTGCGCGGTCGAGCCTCTGAGGCTGATGGTGTAGAGCGCCAAATGGTCGGCGGTCCAGACATGACGCCAGAGCAACGCGGGGCTGCGCTCGCCAAGCAAGATCTCGGCGTGATCTATGACGCTGGCAAGGCCATGCTTGAGGATCTGTCAAAGCAGGGCTTCGAGCCAATGTCGTTCAAGGACGTGAAGGGTCTCGGCTCGGCGCTGTCGTTCATCACTGAAAACATTGCGATGTCGGCGCCACAAATGGCCGCGACTATGGCAAGCGGCGGGTTCGGGCCTTTCGTCAATCTGGTGCTGTCCACGGGTGAGGTCAACAATGAGCTGGCCGGAAAGCTGCCAGACATGGAGCCTGCCAATCGCGTGGCTCTGGCGTTTGGCGCTGGCACTGCGGTCGCGGCGCTCGATGTCATCGGTATGGGCAAGGTGTTCGGCGGGCTTGGCGTGACAGAGGTGGCAGAACGTGCTGCGGCCGGAACGCTGGCTGAGGTGCTTGTCACCAACGGCATGACCAAGGCTGCGGCTGGCGTTATGTCTGCCGCCATTGCAGAAGGCACGACTGAGACGCTGCAAGAGGCGATCATGATGGGGACAACCTCGATCGCTGGCGGCGAATACACGGGCGAGGAAGTGATCGATCGTCTGGCGCAGTCGTTCTTTGCGGGCGCTGGTGCCGGTGGCGGGATGCACGCGGGCGGTAAGGCTGCGAGCTCGGCGGCGGCTGCTGGTGCGCGCATGTCTGCATCAAAGGAAAAGGCCACTGCCGCCAAGGATCGCGTTGCTGTATTCGAGGCGCTGTCTGGTCAGGCGCAAAGCTCGAAACTGCGCGAGCGTATGCCTGAGAAATTCCGCCAATTCGTTGAACGTGCAACGGCTGATGGGCCGGTCGAAAACGTCTATATTCCCGCCGATCAGTTCGCGACGTATTTCCAAGAGCAGGGGCTTGACCCTTATGAGATCGCGGGCGCGCTTGAGGGTGTGTCGGCTGATGACCTGCGCGATGCTGTCAACAATGGCACTGATCTGAAGATCCCGACCTCGACCTATGCCGCCTCGCTGGCTGGATCTGATGTCGATGGGTTCCTCATGCAAAACATGCGGTTTGACCCCAATGAGATGACCGCTGCCGAAGCGCAGGCGTTCAATGAAAAGGCGTCTGACGCGATGGCCGAAGCGTGGGAAACCGCCGAAGCCATGCGCCAAGAGGATGAGAAGTGGCGCGGCGCTGAAGAAAAAATCTATGATGAGATGGTGTCTCGCCTGCGCGTGGCCGGTCGATCGACTGACGTGGCAACCTCTGAGGCGATGATCTATCCCGCGTTTTACCGCGTCATGGCCGAACGGTCTGGGCTGACAACTGATGAGTTCCTGACCAGATACCCATTGCCGCAAGTCCGTGGCGCTCTGCCTGAAGCCCTGGCGCCCAAGAATGTCGATGAGCTGACCCGCACGCTGGCCGAAGCGCGCAACCGTCGCGCCCCTGCTGGTGACAAGCGCCAAAGCCTCTTGGAGTTCATCGCTGATCGCGGTGGCATCAATGACCGTGGCGGCGAGCTGGACGCTATGGATGCGGCAACGATCAAGCGCGGGCGCGGAAAGAAGGCGCTGAAGCTGAAGCGCGAGACTGCCGCTGAAGGCCAGGGCGCGATGTTTGGCTCGGGCGACGGTGGTTCGTATGGGCCTGACAACGTGGCGCTCGCTGCAATTGAAGCGGGGTTCATGGCTGACCATCCTGCGGTGATCGAATACAAGGCTGCTATGGAGCGCGGCGATGAAGCCCCTGACCTGACGCGGGCCTTGTGGGATGCGATCGGCGCTGAAGTGCGCGGGGAAACACAGTTTTCAGATCATGACACTGGACCGGTCGATGAGAGCCACCTCGACGAGATTGAGCGGTATTTGGCGCAGATCGGCCTGAGCCTCGATGATGACGACGCCACGATCCGCGCAGGCATTGAAGCGGCGCGCGATGAAGATGCTCGGATGTATGGGCAGGATGGTGTCGTAAACACCGACAGCGCGGCGTTCAAGGCGTGGTTTGGCGACAGCAAGGTCGTCGATGAGAATGGCGAGCCGCTGGTAGTTTATCATGGGTCTGATTTTGCTGATCAAGGATCTGATGAATTTGCTTTTGAGACTGGCAGGCGCGGGAAGCGCATGGTTCTTTTTTCAGAAAAAGATACTGTATCGAGCGGTATTTTCCTCAGCCCTAGCTCAGACGATGCTAGATCATATGGCAGTTCTGTCGGTGAATATTATGTTTCTATTAAGAAGCCACTTGCTGACCCAAGGGGTTCAGACGCTGAAGCAACCGAAGGAATGTCTAACGCTATAGATGATATTTTATACATATTTGATCCAGTTGTTTCTAGGAGCATAGGGCCAGACGGAGAGCCTGATGGCGGATGGTCTATAGATGTCGATGGCGGGGTCTCGACATCTGAAGGTGTGGGTAATGATGCCCTGATCGATGTTATCTTTCAAGGCGGGCTTATAGAGTGGTCTTGGCTTGATAATCCAGAAGTATCCGCTCGGATGATGGAAAGAGGATATGATGGGGCGCAAGTATATGAGCCAAACGACACTAGTGAGATGTCGTGGTTTGCGCTTGACCCCACACAGATCAAGTCGGTCCACAACCGCGGGACGTTCGACGGCAATGATCCTCGGATCTTGTATCAAGATGGGCATCCATTTGAAGGGGTTTCTCGTAGTGAGTTTTTGGGATCCGCGAAGATAACGCCAAACTCAAACGCAGCTTCATTGACCCCGAAGGTGCTAAAATCTGTTGAGTCTATGGATGCGGTTCCGTTTGGCGCAGGAAAGGGCCTGACTGCGAAATATCACGAAAACGGCGCGGCGGTCCTTGATGGTGATAAGGTTGTCGCTTCATACAATCTTGGGGACACGTTGGTCGTTGATAAGAAGTATAGAAGGCAGGGGATTGCTGAGGAGATTGTTTATCAATGGAGAATGAGATTTCCTAAATCCCCCCCGGCATCACATCGCACGAAAGCATCCCAAAAGCTGCAAGAGAAAGTTTGGGATCGCATTTCTAGTGAATTATCTGGGGCGCGCCCCTACGGCCAATCTGGCAATCGCCTTTTCCAACGCAACGAAACCTCGCCGCGTGGCCAGATCTCGATCGACGGGTCGGGCAAGGCAATCATCAGCCTGTTTGAAACGGCCAACCTCTCGACCATGCTGCACGAAAGCGGTCACTTCTTCCTGACCGTCATGCAAGATCTCGCATCCAAGGGCGAGGCGAATTCGGTCGCTGAGTATCAGGCGATCAAGGGCTGGTGGCGCGACAACGCGGCTGCTGTGGCGGCTGACGGCCTGCGGGCTATGCCTGACACTGGGATAACCGCCGATGACGTTAAGCGGGCGATCGATACAGGCTCGACAGGCGACGTGCTGAAAGATGCTGCGGTCGATGTCGGGATGCAAGAGCAATGGGCGCGGGCGTTTGAAACCTATCTCATGGAAGGCAAAGCGCCAAGCGTCGAGCTGCGCGGGGCGTTTGACAAATTCAGGTCGTGGCTGATCTCGATCTATAAGCGGCTCACCGGAACCAACGTCAAGGTTTCTGACGGCATCCGCCAAGTGTTCGATCGGATGCTCGCGAGCGACAACGAGATCGCTGCGGCCAAGGCTGACACGGGCGACATGGGGCCGGTGTTCGCAACCGCTGAAGAGATGGGCCTGACCGCTGAAGAATATGCGGCGTTTATCAAGCTGCGCGGTGAAGCCGATGCGGACAGCCAGGCTCGGATGCTGGCCGAAGCTATGGCGCCGATCAAGCGCGAGCGTGATGAGTGGTTCAAAAAGGAAAAGGCCGCGGTTCGTGAAGGCGTCGAGCGCGAGATCAATGCGCAGCCGGTATATCGGGCCTATGAATGGATGGGTAACGGGCGGTGGATCGGTGACGATGAGCCTGAGAACATGCCTAAGCTCAAGCTGTCCAAGGATGTGCTGGTGCAGCGTTACGGCGCGGGCGTGCTGAAAACCCTGACGGATGGCCGCAAGCACGTCTATTCGGTCGAGGGCGGAGTTGATCCTGATGACGTTGCTGGCTGGTTCGGATTCGGGTCTGGCGATCAGATGGTCAAGGCGATCGAGGCGGCTCCAAATCGCAAGGCCACGATCGATGCTGAAACCGATCGACGGATGTATGAGCTGCACGGTGATGTGCTTCGCGATGGCACTGCTGAAGCGGTGGCGCTGGATGCGGTTCACACTGACAAAAAGGGCCAGTGGCTGGCGCGTGAATTGGAAGCCGTTCGCAAGATCACCGGTGAAGGCGTGGGGCTGACTGCTAAAGAGGCTCGGTCGGTAGCGCGTGACACGATTACACGCATGAAGGCGCGGGATGCGGTCAACTCCAATCGTTTCCTGGCCGCAGAGCGCAAGGCTGGGAATGAGGCTTATCAGCTCGCCGCCAAGCTATCAAGCGAGCGGTATTGGATCAATCGCGCTGCATATATGAAAACGGGTGCTGACGGCGCGCCTAAGCCAAGTGCTGCGCAGGCAGACATGATCGCTCGACTATACAAGGCCAAGCGTGTCCAACTGCTCAACCATGCGCTCTATATGGAAAGCCGCAAGGCCGCAGAAGAGGTCTCAAAAGCTGAGACCTATATCGGCAGGCTCAACAAGCCCAGCAACCGCGAAAGGATCGCTGGGGCTGGTCGGCGCGAAAATGCGCAGATCGACTATCTCGCCGCGATCGATGACCTCCAAGGGCGCTATGACTTCCGGCGCATGTCCGGCCCTGCTGAAGCGCGGCGAGGGGCCCTGCAAGCCTATATCGACGCGATGACTGCGGCGGGTCGCGAGAATGAGCTCTCGATCCCTGAGAAGGTTCGCAGCAATGCGGCGCGCACGCCTTACAAAACCCTGCCAATGGAAGAGCTGCGGGGCGTGATCGATAGCCTGAAAAACTTGGAACATACCGCCAAGCGGTGGAATGATCTGATCTCGGGTCAACGCAAGCGCGACTTTGAAGAAACCCGCGACAAAATCGTCGATACGATCAAGACCAACACGACTGAGAAACCGATCTCTTGGGATGCGCCGGCGAATGGCTGGATGAAAACGCTCAAGGATCTCGGTCACGATTATATCGCTGGCATCTATCACGCCTCGACCATCCTGCGCCGCCTCGACAACACAGAGGATTACGGCACGGTTTACGACGCGATCAAGACTGAGATCGATGAAGCCGCGTATGGCGAGCGCGAGATGCGGGCAAAGGCTGCGCGTGACATCGAGGCGATCATGTCGGTCTATTCGGCAGAAGAGCAACGCGACATGGGCATCAAGCGCCATATCCCCGCGCTCGGGGCGTCGTTCTCAAAGTGGCATCTTATCAGCATGGCGCGCAACATGGGCAACGCTGGCAACCTTGCGCGACTGACAAACCCCAAGGCCGCTATGCACCTGACTGAGCCGCAGGTCGAGGTCGTCAAGACCCTGCTCGACAAGCGCGACTGGGATTATGTGCAGGCGATTTGGGATTACAACGACACCTATCGCCCGCTGATGGCAGAGCGCGAGCGGCGGGTCAAAGGCACTGAGCCCACTTGGGTCGAGGCCACGCCAGTCAACACGCCTCATGGGCAGTATCGCGGCGGGTATTTCCCGATCAAGTATGACGGGCGGCTCGGCGGCGGGAGATCGGATCTGACCGGCACTGATGAAGAAGTCTTGCAGCGCATGATGAAAGGCGGGTTCGTAAGCGCCTCGACCAAGGACGGCCACCTGCAAGCCCGTGGTGCCAACGTAGATCAGTCGCTCACCCTAGAGCCTGGCGCGTGGGGGATGCACGTTGCAGAGGTCATCCACGATCTGACGCATAGCGAGGCGGTGATCAACTCGTTCCGCCTGCTGACAAGCGCAGAGGTCAAGAGCGCGATGCTCAAGGCTGGCATGGATGCAGAATATAACTTCCTGCGGCTGTGGCTGCTCGATGCTGCCTCGGGCCAGCTTGGGGCTGACAGCCGTGTCGCCTCGGCCATGCAGAAAGTTCGCAACGGGTTTGCGTTCTCGAAACTGGCTTGGAGCGTCAAGACCGCTCTGATGCAGCCCCTCGGGATTGTTCAATCGGCTGTCGTCGTTGGCAAGAAAAACCTCGCCGTGGCTGTGGCGGATTACCTCAAACACCCGCAAGAGGTTTCGGCTGAAGCGATGGCCAAGTCCCGCGTGCTGTGGGAACGGCGCGAGACATTCCAGAAAGACCTGATGGATGCGCAGGCAGAGGGTAGCATTGTCTCGCCTTCAACAAGCAAGGCGGCGGATCTGTTCGATCAATACGTCGTGCGCTATGGAACGGCGGGCATGGTCTATACCCAGCTCTACACGGTCGATGTCCCGACGTGGGTGGCTGGCTATCGGCTGGGCCTTGAAAAGTTCGACGGCAATGAGACCAAGGCGATTGCCTTCGCTGACAACGCTCTGCACCGCGCACAGTCGTCGGGCATCTGGTCCGATCGCTCTGGCTATGAGCGCGGGTCTCTCGGGATGCGCAGCCGTCAATCGGCGCATGTGATGCTGCTGACGACGCTCGGCTCATATTTCTTCGCCAAGACGAACCTGATCATTGACCGCACTAACCGGCTCAACTCCAAGCCGATCACGGCGACTGAGGCGATGGATTATGCGTTCGACATGTTCCTGATCGTGCTGGGCGAGACTGTGGCGCTGTCGATGATTGGCGGCGCGACGGCTCTGGCGCTTGGCGATGACGGCGGCGATGATGATGACGAAAGCCTGATCTCGAATACCCTGCTCGGCGGCGTCCAGACTATCACTGCGGGCCTGCCGTTCATCCGTGACGCGGCCAGTGCTGCAAGTGGGTTTGACGGCGGCACTTATGACAGTCTGATCGGCACGATGATCAAGCCGTTCCAGCAAGCCTTGCAGGGTGAAGTCGATAAGTCGCTGGTCAAGGGCGCGATCAACCTCGGCGGGATGCTGTTCCGGCTCCCCTCGGCGCAGGCAAACCGATCGCTCGACGCGGCATGGCGGGCAATGGAAGGCGAGGAAGTCTCGCCCATTGAATACGTCATGGGCAAGCAGAGGTAAGAGAGGCGCGCAACCTTCGGCGGTCATATTCCTCGCAAACACCTTAGAGGGCGATGAATATGACCGTTTCGAGCGAGACAAACCACGCTGGGCCATACAACGGCAACGGGTCAACGGTTACGTTTTCCTTCGATTTCCGCGTTGTCTCGTCCAGCCACCTCGACGTGATCCTGACCTCTGTGGCCGGTGCTGAAACCACTCTGGCCCTGAGTTCTGATTATACCGTGGCGGGCGTCGGTGATGATGCTGGCGGTTCTGTCACGCTTGCCGTCGCGCCCGCAACGGGCGAGTCTGTGACGATCCTGCGCTCGGTTCCATTCACGCAAGAGACCGACCTCGAAAATCAGGGCGCATATTACGCGGAAACGATCGAGCGATCTTTTGACCTCGCGGCCATGCGCGACCAACAGCTTCAGGAACAAATCGACCGATCTGTCAAAGTCCCTGCATCTTACACGGGCGTTGATCTTGATGTCCTCACTTCGGCAATTCTTAGAGCCTCCGATAGTGCTGATAATATCGACATCATTGCTGGCAGCATAGGCAGCGTTAATGCGGTTGCGCCTGCTGTCGATGAGATTGCAATCGTAGCTGAGAACATCGCCGCGATTATCTCGGCTGATGGCTCTGTAATGTCTCTGCTCGATAGCCAAGTGACTGCCGTTGCCGCTCAAACCGTGTTCACCATGCCAGCCGCGCCAATCTCTGCCAACAATGTCTTGGTGTGGGTCGGCGGCGTGCGACAAGTCCCTAATGTAAATTATACGGTTTCAGGGACGACGCTGACGCTTGCCTCGGCGCCAGGCGCTGGGATCTCTGTCGAGATGCTGGTGGTATCGGCGGTGTCGGTCGAGGCTGTTGGTGTTTTACGCGACCAAGCTGCGGCTAGTGCGGCGGCTGCTGCTGCATCGGCGGCTATGATAGGTTCGGCAATGCAAGGCAGCAACAACCTTTCTGAAGTTGTGAATAAAGCTACTGCCCTCGCCACATTAGGCGGCGCTGCCAAATCAGCTAACCTGTCTGATATTCCCGATAAGGCGGCGGCGCGATCTAATCTAGGCTTGAGTAGCGGTGCCACTACAGTCGTCTCTACCTTTGGCGCGTCACTTATCGACGACACCACGGCGGCGGCGGCGCGGACGACGCTCGGCTTGGGGTCGGGGGCTCTGGTAAATTTTACGCCCGTTCAACAGGGCGGCGGGGCGGGGCAGCTTACAAATAAAGTCTACCTTGGGTGGGACGGTGCGCGCCTACGGCTGCAAGTGGACTCCACGGACTTCGGGCAGATTGCCTATCGAACCGAACTGCCCGATGTGGCGACTGCCACGGCATCACTTGGCGTAGGCGAAGTCGGAACATACGCACTGTTGGCTCACAACTACGGCAGCAACCGTGGCCCCGGCGATTACGTTTCAGGGTCCAGTCTCAAATACATCAACGTTGCCGCAACCGCATCCAGCAGCGCACTGGCTGGTACGTGGAAGTGCATGGGGAATGCCCCTTCCGGTGCCTACACCACCGTCTCCGCATCAGTCTGGTTAAGGATCGCATAAATGGAATACCGCAACGCAAAATACATTGATAACGCCACAGACGGATCATCTCGGGTAGACTGCGAGATTAAACATCCTGTTTATGGGTGGATACCATACACGTTAGACCCAGCAGATACCGATGCGACGATAAACAATAGCGAGCTATTGGATCAGATGCGCGAAGATGCGGGCATTGCCTCCTACGTTTACAGCCCCCCAGTAGATATTGTCCCCGATTACATCAGTAAAATGCAGGGCATCTTGGCGCTAGGTGAGGCTCGTTGGAATGCGGTTCTTGATTACCGCGATAATTACGCGACTTGGAGTGAGCGCGTTGTGATCGACAGCGCAGCAGATTGGGAATTTAACAGCGAAAATATAGAGCTGTTTTGTTACCTCATGGACATTTCGCAAGATGAAAAAACTGCACTATTCATCGCGGCGGCAAAGATCAAGGCCTAGTTTATCATGAAACCTTCATGGGCCACGCTTTAGACTAGCGTGGCCTTTGTTTTTCTAGGAGGGAAAACCATGAAGCGCATACCGATGACTATGGTGGACGGCCTGACATCAACGCTCGCGGGCATGGGCGGCGCGGTCTCTGACATCGCCAACGACAGCCTTGCCGATATGCCAACGGCTCGCCTCAAGGGGCGCGTGACGGCTGGTGACGGATCGCCTGAAGATCTCACGGCGGCGCAGGCAACCGGCATCCTCAACACCTTCACGACTGGCGCCAAGGGTCTCGCGCCTGCATCGGGCGGCGGGGTGGTGAATTACCTGCGCGCTGATGGTGCTTGGTCAGATCCCAGCGGCGGGGCGTTCAAATATGCGTGGCATCCCTATGACATGGCGGCGGCTGGCGATGGGGCGACAGGCATCATTTACAACTATTCGGTCAACGGGACTGTCGCCTCGGTGATCACGCCCGACTTCGTGGACGGCTGGCAATACATGGCGCTGATCGAGGGCGTGTCTAGCACGGGTGCAACGCCTGGCGAGTTCATGGTCGGCAATTATCTGGAAACAAGCGCGAGCTATCTGACCGATGATGACCTTGGGGACAACATCGCCACCGCATCTCAAATCGGCTCTGGCATGATCGAATGGATCTGGCCTCGGCGTGTGACCGCAAATCATATTGTCAGGCGGTCATTTGCGCGCACGGGTGATACAGTTGGAATTGACGCGGTGACGGTCTCGCCAGCGCAGAAAATCCTTCGCGCTCGGTTCCGCTGGGAAAGCGGCAACATCGACGCGGGCACAATCACGCTGCTGCGTCGTGCGGCGCTGTTTTAGGCTGCGGCTATAAGAGCCTCGCAACCTTCTGTTGTGTAGCGTCCTAGAAAATCAGGGCGTCATCATGCAGAAATCAGACTATGCACACACCATTTGAACGGCGGCGAATGGAATGGTGGTTCGCGGGGTCAACTCTTGGCCTCGGGCTCTGGATGCTGCTGCCCTGGGCGAGCATGTCAACGCCAGCCTATGCGCGGCTTCTCTATTGGCTATCTGAACCTCAATGGGGCTCGCTCTTCGCTACAACCGGACTTGCTCACCTGACCTCGCTCTACGTCAATGGTAGTCGGTGGTGGACGCCCTTCGCCCGCGTGCTGATGCTGGTGATCAACTCAATGTGCTATGCCTTTCTCGCTGTCGGATTTTTAACTGAATATTGGCCCTCATCGGCAACTTTTACATATGGCGGCGCGATGTGTTCGGCTGCTCTCATTTGCATATTTTACGCGGTCAAAGATTGCGTCCACGCATTGGAGGTTCGCAATGCAACCTGACGCTAGCTTTGCTGAACAATTCGGCCTGATGATCGGCGCCATCTCGACCCTGATCGCTGCAATCGGCGGCGTGGCAATCGTGCGGGGCCGTAAGGAAACCAAAGAGGGCGAGGGGCCGTCGCAGCTCGCGGTCCTCAAGAAGTCCATCGATGACAACACCGCTTCAATGGATCGGCAATGCAAGGCGATCGAGGAAGGGCTGCGGCGTATCGAGGGGGCGAGCGCATCAATCGGTAACATCGACCGCAATGCTCGCGACATCCTTGGCGTGGCTCGGACGGTAGAACATCAACTGATCGCTCTGTCGGCGCGCAGGCAATAACGGCAACCATCCGAGGCATATTGTGAGGCTTCAACAGGAGCTTGCTATGACCTCTGACCTCATGCCCCTTATTCGCATTGCGATGTATTGCCTTTCGACGTGGATGGTGTCTCGCGGCATCCCTATTCCGATCGTCGATATGTTCACCAAAGATCCCGCCATGATCAACCTGATTTCTGACATTGCAGGCCAAGCGATCGGCGCTGTCCTCGGCCTCGGTGCCTTCATCTGGTGGCGTCTGGCCAAGCGGTTCGCGTGGGCGACATGATCAAGGCGCTGCTCGGCTGGCTGACCGGTAGCGTCCTCGATCGGGTGCTGGACACGGTTGACAAGAGGATCGACGCTGGCACTGATCGCGAAGCCATCAAAGCCTCGATCATCAATGAGGCGTATCGCCAGCGGTCTGACTGGATGCGCTCTGGCGGGTTTGCGCTGATGCTCATGTTCGCCGTGCCTCTGGCCATATGGTGGGGCGGCGTGCTGCTCTATTCGCTGATCTGGTGCGCTCGGTGCGCCTATCCCGCAGAGTGGTCGATCGCTGCGCTGCCTGCGCCTCTGGATGAATGGGCGGGGCTGGTGGTCGTGTCGATCTTCGGGGTGATCGGTGTCGATCGACTGAAACGGTAAAGGGGCATTGCTGCCCCCTCTCTTATTCCGCTGCTTGGCTCGGGATGATGTCGTCGTCGCCAAACTCGTTGTCAATCCCGTCGTCGGCATCGTCGCCAATCCAGACATCAGAGATTGTTTCATCAAGGTCATCGAAGTCTGGATCTGCTTCCGGCTCTGGCTCTGGCTTGACCTCTTCCTCGACGCGGCGGGTTTTCTGCTCGGACTTCACCTCGTCAACCTTCGCGGCCTTCAAGACCTCGGCATAGTCGCCCGTCTCATGCGCGGTCTGCACCATCGTCAGCGCCGCAAGCTGCTCTGGCACGGTCTTGCCGATGGGCAGAAACGCCTTGATCGTGATCGCAATGCCGGTTTGATTTTTAGCCATGATTAATTCCCTCTCAGTTTTGTGGATGTCTCGCGAATTGCGGAGTGAACCGCAAGCCGCAACAGGTCTTTGTCTGCAATGGTCGCGTGCAGGTGGAGTAGCTGGCTCGACAGCCCTTGTAGGTGGTTGGCGGCGCGGAATACATCGGTCAGCGTGTCGTGCCTGATCTCGATGCGGCTGAAGCTCGGGACAGCCATCAGATGTCATCCCCTGGCTGCTTGTCGGTCACGTCGCCGTCAATGATCTCGCCAGTCTGCGGGTCATGCGGCGGCTCTTCGCGATGCTCTTCCTGCTTCTGGGTCGGGGTCACGTCCTTCAACGCTGCTGCACCTGCACCGCGGCGCTTCTTCGGCTCTTGCGCTGGCTCGATCTCACCGCCGTCCGTGGCGTCAAAATCATAGTCGTCGTCAATCCGCGCCACTGCCTGCAAGAACTCGTCACGGTCTGAGCTGCTGGGCAGGTATTTCGAGATGCGGCGGATGACGGTCTTGCGCCACCACTCGCCAAAATTCTTGCCCTTCTCTGGGTCATACTGAAACCCGTTGCGGCCTTGCGCGCCGATCGCGATCACCTGCGAGCGGTCCATGACTTCGCGCTGCACTGAACCATCCTTGAGTTTGACGATTGCGTAAACCGCAACAGCACGGCCACGATCGCCAAACTTGGGCTGGTGAACGATCTTTTCCTCGTCGCCAAGGACATAGCTGAAGTCGTCCTTTTCATAGACAAGGTGCGCCGCGATGCTGGCGATCTGGCCAGAGTTGCGCGCCTTCTTCATCAGTCCAGCGACCATCGGGATATATTGGATCTGTTTTTCCCAGCGGTCGGGCTGGCCTTTCTCGGTGACTTTCGAGTTGAACGTCACAAGTGCTGCCTCGCGACCGTCCAAGATCAGGCCATCTGTCGCGGCCTTGGTGCAAGCGGCCATCAGGGACTGAACGCCCGTGCGGGTCTTGCACGCCTCGGAAATATCGGGGTTCATCTGCACGGCGGTCTGAACGGTGCGAACGAATTTCTCTGGCGGGATATGCGCGGGCAGGGCCTTGGAAAATTCTGGCGTCATGCTCGACAGCCGGTCGCGCAACGTCATCGGCTTGCGCTCGGTGGTGGGTAGGTTCTCGCTCATTGGACTTCCTTCAGGATTTGGATTGCGCGCTCACGCAATGGTTTGTGTTTCGATCGGGCGGTGCGCTCAATAATCTTGACCGCGATCGACTGATCCCTGTCTGGGGCGCGGCGGATAAAGATCGCCGCGTTCCAAAATCTTTGTGCTTCGAGGCGGATCTCGCTCAAGCTGCCGCCTCGCCGTCCAACACGGTCGGCGCTGGCGTGTGCTTGTATGCCCATTTTGGGAACGCCAATTCCTGCACGCCATCGGGATAGGCTGGCCATTCCTGCGACGACTGGCTCGCGGCATAGGTGCTGAGGGCAAGGCGGGCGATCTCGCGGCCTTCATCGACGATCGCGGGCGGCAACTCATAGACAGCCTTGGCGCTGGTGAAGTCCTTTTCCCAAGCGAGGAATACAAATGCATCGACCTGCTGGCCAACAGCGCGCCAACCATCCGTGTAAAATGCTTCCTGCGTGTGATAGCCATAGTTGATCACCGACTTTGCGAAGTCGTCGGCGCCTGCGCTCACGGTCGATTTAACGTCGAGGATGACTTTCAGATCGGCGCGGTAAAGGTCTGGACGGCAACGGCACAGAACGCCAGTCTCTGCATCTTCCCAGTAAGCCGATGCCTCGATGACAGGCTTGCCGCCGGTGATGATCGAGTTGATCCATGCGTCGGCATGAACGGCGTCGCGGATACCCAGCACCTTGTCGTAATCGCCAGAGGTCAAGATCAGCTTGCCCTCAAGCTCGCAAAACTCCTGCGCGTCTTTCCACTTGTTGCCGCGCCGATCGTCTGGTCCGCGATAGACCTTGGTCTCAAATGCGTCTGGCTCAAGGATTGCAAGGTGCGCTGCTTCGCCAAAGTCAAAGGCGTTTGTCTCTTTGCGCACTGCATATTTGTAGTGAGCGGGCGTCTTGGTGTGGATCGTCCAAAGGCCAGATTTGGAAATGCCAGGGCCTGAGTGGTAAGCCTCGTTGCTCATCCCCTTGTAAATGCCTGGCCGAATGTTCGTGTTCGCTGATGCGGTGGTCTCGGTCATGTTGTGTTTCCCGTTGCGGTTCGTGTTGTCTATTTCACAACGTTATGCGCAACAGGAAACGGCGTCAATACTGAATTTCAGAATTTCAGGGAATAATCGCGATCACCGGCGCGGCGGTCTGGAGCATGACCTCGATCGTGCCACCACCAACGCACTGCACTGTGGCCTCTCCCGTCTTGCGAGCGCGCAGGACTTTGACGATCGCCTGCCTGCCGTCCATCGTTCGGCATATCGCAAGCGAGCCTATGGCGTCAGGCTCAACGCGATCGGTGGCGGCGAATAGCGCGACGGCATCATCCCAGAATGACAGTGGCCCCTCGCTGGATCTGATCTGCGCGGCAATGACACGGGCGTTGCCTGCGCGGCTGATCGCGGCCTGAGCCTTGTCGATCACGGCTTGCGGCAAGCGGGCGGGGTCGGCCAGGCCATGCACATGACCCGCCTTGTCGATCGAGGCTGCGAGCAATATTCGCGTGGGCAATCCGTCCAGATCGACAGACACGCCAGCATGGCGCATCACCTCTGTAACTGGGGCGTGTAGAAAGCGGGCGATTTCCTTGGCTTCTTCTAGCTGCATTTTACGCTGACCTGACAGAGTTCTGCTGAGTGCTGATGGGTCCATGTCGATCTGTTTCGCGAGCCCCCGTAGGGACAAGTTCTGGTCCTCAAGGCGCGTGAGGAACCATTTCTTGTCGATCGTGGTGTCGGTCATGTCTGCCTCCGTGGATTTGGCGATGTTGCATATCTCACAACGTCAGGCAAGTGGCGCGGGGTGGATTGCCTGTTGACGTTGTGAAAGGCTCAACGTATTGTTGTGAAAATCGCAGCACTAATAGGATTGAAAATTGGAAAACCCCAAGATGACCCCCTGGCAGAAAGTCTTTGCCAAGTTCGAGCTTTCGCAGAACGCGCTCGCCCGCGGTCTCGGTCGGCATCGCTCCAAGATCTCGCTGGCGGTTCGTGATGAGCGCGGCCTGATCAGCGGCAATGATCAAGCCGACATCATTCGGCTGGCTAAAGAGCGCGGTGTGAAAATTGACGCGGCGGATTTAACGCCTGACATCAAATGAGTGCTGAGGGGCCTATGAGCCTATCCCAGCAAGCCGATCTGCTCGGGCTGATCGTATCCCGCACAACCATGCGCGACGGCACGACGGCAAAAGATACATGGATGAAAGTCGATAGCGCCACGGTTTCCGAACTGCTGAACCTTCAGCGGCGGCTTAACCTGATGGCCATGCACGAGCCTGCAATCCGCAAAGCTATTGCGGGGCGTAAATGATCAGCCTGCGCAACTATCAGGAAGAGGCTCGGGTCAAGCTGCGCGTGGCTCTGCGCGGGTCAACGGCTGTCCTCTGCGTGCTGCCAACTGGCGCTGGCAAGACCGTGCTGGCGGCGGCGCTGATCCAGTCGCTGTTCAACGCTGGCAAGCGGGTGATCTTCTGTGTGCATCGCGTGGATCTGCTGACGCAAACGGCCAAGACATTCTCGGCCTTCGGCATCCCCTTCAGCTATATCGCCTCGGGCTTGCACTATAACCCCCTGCACCGCGTCTATGTCGCCTCGATCGCCACGCTCGCAAACCGCCTCGGTCGCATCAAAGCTGACTTCATTTTCGTGGATGAGGCTCACCTCTCTGCGGCGGCTGGGTGGGCCAAGGTGGCCAAGCATTACAAGGAAAGCGGCGCTCGGCTGATCGGGCTGACAGGCACGCCAGAACGCCTCGACGGCAAGCCCCTCGGTGACGTGTGGGATACAATGGTCGAGGGGCCAACGACGGGCTGGATGATCGAGAACAAACACCTCTCGACATATAGGGCCTTCTGTCCAAAAGGGCTGATCGATTACTCTGGCGCTCGGGTGCGCGGTGGAGAGTTCGTCAAGGGCGACATCGAAGAGCTTGAGCAAGGGCGGGCGGTCATTCGTGACGCGGCCAAACACTGGCGAGCTCGGGCTGACGGTCTGCGCACAATCGCGTTCTGCCGGTCAGTCGATCGCGCCAAGGAATACTCGGAAGAGTTCTGCCGCCTCGGCATCCCCTCGATCGCTTTGGATGGCGAGACCCCGCAGGACGTGCGCAAGCAAGCCTTCCTCGATTTCGCTGATGGCAAGTTGCTGGTGATCTTCAACTGCTCGCTGTTCTGCGAGGGCTTCGATCTTGCGGCGCAGGTTGATCGTGATGTGACGATCGAGTGCGTCATGCAGCTCACTCCAACGCAATCGCTTGCGCGCCACCTGCAACAGCTCGGGCGGGCGCTGCGGAAAAAAGACTATCCCGCGATCCTGCTCGATCTGGTCGGCAACCTTGTGCGCCTCGGGTTCCCAGACGATGAACGGGAATGGTCGCTGGACGGCAAGAAAAAAGACAAGCGCGATGTCGAGATGACGGTATGCCCAGAGTGCAGCGCCGCGCACCATCCCGCGCCGATCTGCCCTGACTGCGGCCATAAATACCCCGTCAAGCCGATCGCGGAAGGCGGGCGCGAGGTCAATGAGGTCGATGGTGATCTCGAAGAGGTGGATCTCGCAGCACTGCGGCGGGCCAAAAACGTCGAGCAAGGTCGCGCCTCGTCGCTGGCCGATCTGGTCAACCTGGCCACGGCACGCGGTTACAAATCACCGGAGAAGTGGGCGGGCCATATCTGGACGGCTCGCCAGCAAAAACAGCAAAGGAGCATAGGCCGATGAGCAAGAGGCAGACGGTCGAGATCAACAACGCTATCCCCTGCCCATGCTGCGCGCAGCCGGTGGCGGTTCCTACGGTCGAGATCGTGATCGACCACTACGACATCCCCCCGCACCAAGCCTGCATCCTGCGGGCCGTGTGGAAGGGCAAAGGGCATCCCGTCCAGACTGATCGGATATTCGATGCAATGTATGCGGATGACCCAGACGGCGGGCCTTCACCAACGCAAATGTATAGCGCCCTGAAAGTAAGCCTGTCCCGACTGCGCAAACGCTTGGAAGGCTCAGGGATTGGAATTGACAATGTGGGGTATCGCCAAGGGTATCGCCTGAAAATCGAAGGATAGAAAATGGCTGGCGTTAACAAGGTGATCATTATCGGCAACCTCGGGCGAGATCCCGAAGTGCGCAGTCTCCCGAATGGCGGCAAAGTGGTCAACCTGAGTCTCGCGACATCGGAGACGTGGAAAGACAAGCAAAGCGGCGAACGCAAGGAGCGCACTGAATGGCACTCAGTCGCGATTTTCAACGAGGCGCTTGGCAAGACCGCAGAGCAGTATCTGCGCAAAGGCTCGACGGTTTACATCGAGGGCCAGCTTGAAACACGCAAGTGGCAGGATCAATCGGGCGCAGATCGTTACACGACCGAGATCGTGCTGCGGCAGTTCAACGGGTCGCTGACATTGCTCGGCGGCAAGGGCGACAGCTCGGGCGGCGGCGATGATCGAGGCTCGCAGGGCAACAGCTCGGGCGGGCAGGATAGCGGCGGCGGTCGTCGCGATATGGATGATGAGATTGATTTTTGATTGGAGGTGAATGATGAGCGAATGGCAACCGATTGAGACCGCGCCGAAAGATGGGACTGAGGTTGATCTGTGGGGAATCAACCATGAGGACTACGCCAAGCAGCGACTGCGGCTCGTCAATGTAGCTTTCGGGCGCGTGACGGACTTCATGGGGCAGGAACGCGATGACTGGCTGCACGGGCGAGGGGAATGGTTCGAACCCACCCACTGGATGCCGCTGCCAGCCCCGCCAGCGGAGGACTGCAAATGAGCGATGCACCTGAACGGATTGCCCCGTGCAAACACCTGCACGGGGCGAGAGTGGAGCCGCTAATGGCATGGGTCTGCGGGCAATGCTTTGCCAAGCTGGACACACGGCCTACGCGATATGGGATGGTCAGGGATGCCGTGCGAGGGTCGGAATTTTTGCAGCAAATTGTGTGGCAGGCCGAAATTCGCAAGTCGCAGCACGGCCTGACCCTTGCGGACTTCCTGCGCACTATGGCGAAGCGTTTTATCTATAGGTGCCGCGAACCGATGGTGTTTGAGGACGCTGTGGAAATGGCGAGGATTGAGTTAGAGGCGCTTGGCGATGAATGGCTAGACCCCGCCTATGATTGGTCACATGCAGGGGCGCGAGACATGGCAGAAGAGGCGATGACGCATTGGGATCATGAGGCTTCATCTAATGGCTGACGCAACAGCCCTCGGGAAAGAGTTCATGATCCGCGCCTCTGAAATGGGGGCGCGGCTTTTCAGGCAGAATGTCGGCATGGCGTGGATTGGCAAGGCGAGGCGGATATCGGTCAACGGCTCGGTCAACGTCAAGGCGGGCGATGTCATCATCTCGAACGGGCGACCGTTCCACGCGGGACATAAGGGCATGTCAGATCTCGGCGGCTGGGTGCCTGTTGTCATCACGCCTGAGATGGTCGGCTCAACTCTCGCGGTCTATACGCAAGCTGAAGTCAAGACGACTGACCGGCTGTCACCTGAGCAAGCCCAGTGGTTGCAGATCGTGCAACGGTTCGGCGGCATTGCGGGCGAGGTGAGGACATATGATGACCTCGAAGCATTGCTGACTACTAAATCTAGGTCAAAGGAATAATTTCCTAGATCGGCTAATTTGATCCTTGAAGAAATAGGGCGGTTATGTTGTGGTATTCACAACATTGCTTGAGGGGAATTAAGATGGCTCACGATATTGAGCGGGTCCGCGCTGAAACTTCTATGGTCGATCTGGCCTTTGGCTTCGGCGTTAATCTGAAACAGGACGGGCAGGAATGGGTCGCGTGTTGCCCCCTGCATGAAGAGACAACGCCAAGTTTTACGATCTGGACGGGCAGTGATGGGGTCGAAAGATTTCAGTGCTTTGGCTGCGGTGAACGGGGCGACGTGATCGACCTGACCAAGGCAATCAAGGGCGTCGATACTCGCGGCGCGCTCAAGATCCTCGGCGGCGATACAAGCCGCCCAAACGTCAAGCCCAAGCGTGTCGATTATGTTGACCCATATGCTGGCATCAATCCATTGCCACCACGGGGCGAGATCCAAGCGGGCAAGCGCATCGACCTCTACAATCCCAAGCGCGCAGGCTCTGATCGGGAATGGGGCGGGTGCAAGCCGGTCATGGTTTTCCCCTATCGCGCTGCTGACGGGTCGCTGATCGGCTATGTCCTGCGCAATGAGTTCAACGGCACAAAAGAAACTCCAATGGTCATGTGGTGCCAGCTCCCTGATGGGCGTGAAGCATGGTGCCGATACCCTTTCCCCAAGCCTCGCCCGCTCTATGGCCTAGACACGCTGCGGCCTGATCGGCAAGTCATCCTCGTCGAGGGTGAGAAGTGCCGTGATGCGCTCGCCAGCGCCATGCCTGACCGCCTCGTCATGTCGTGGCCTGGCGGAACCTATGGCATCAATCACACCGACTGGACGCCTCTCGCTGGCCGCTCCGTGGTCATCTGGCCTGATGCTGACCCGTCTGGCGTCGATACCGCTGAGAACATCGCCGCGATCCTGCATGGCTTGCAGGCATCACCCCGCGTCATGGATGTGATCGGTGGCTCGCGGTGACATTCGACGACTGGAAACAAGGCGGCCACGTGCCGAAGGGCTGGGATTGCGCTGACGCCATAGATGACGGCTGGTCATCATCTGACATCGTGGAGTTCATGCGCGCAACTGTTCGCCCGTGGACGCCCCCTGAGCCACCGCCTGAGCGCGAGCCGGTGCCTGAGCCTGAGCCGCAACCTGAGCCGCAGTCACTGTCAGAGGATGAACGGCCTTTCGCGCCAGATGAGGCATATGATTTGCGCGATGACTTCGGTGCGTATGACGAAAGCGGCGAGCTGATCGAGGTGTCACGCGAAAGCCTCAAGCGCGACATGCCAGAGATGGCGCCGCGGCCTGATGGGGTCGAGGTCTGGGGTGGCGAGATCGAGACGCTGCGCAAGTGGGTGTTTCTCACCAAGGATGACAAATTCTGTCATGCCGAAACTGGCGACCTGATGGGGCGAGGTGCGTTCGATCTGGCGCATGGGCCGATCACTCCGCTGGTGCAAACAGAGAACGCCAAGGGCGAGCAAAAGGTCAACAAATTCCCAGCCACGAAAACGCTGGTCGAATATCTCGACGGGTTTATCTGCTCGTCAACGCTCTATCGGCCTGACGTGGATGCGCTTCAGGTCTGGTCGTCGGGCATCTGCTATCTCAACTCATATCTTCCCGCCTCGGTGCCTGCTGCCTCTGATGACTGGGAAGCGGGCTCGGCGTGGCGCGTGGTGCGAGATCACATTCACAACATCCTCCCTGACGGCGCGGAAAAAATCATCGAGTGGATCGCGCATAACGTCCAGCACCCGGGCCGCAAAATCCTCTGGGCCCCGATCATCATCGGCGTGCCTGGCGACGGCAAGACGACGATCGGCAAGGTGCTGCAAGCCTCCATGGGCGCGGTGAACGTGCGACCGGTTCAGCGCGACAGCCTCAACTCGGATTTCACCGATTGGGCAGAGGGCGCGGCGGTGCGGATATTCGAGGAAATACACGTCGAGGGGCGGGACGCTGGGCAAATGATGGACAAGATCAAACCATACATCACCAACGACGTGATCTCGTATGTTGGCAAGGGCCGTCCTGCGCGCGAGATCGCCAACGTAACTAATTACGCGGGCTTCTCGAACCATCAGAACGCGCTGCCGGTCGATGATAACGATCGTCGCTGGGCGGCATGGGAAACGCGGTTCAAGTCTCGGGCCGCGATGAAGGCAGAGCTGGGCGCGGACTATTGGGAAACGCTGCACAGTGCGATTGACGCTGGTGCCGCAGAGCTGCGCGGCTGGCTGCTCAATGTGGATCTCTCGCGCTTCAGCCGGTTCGATCCGCCCGAGATGACTGACGCCAAGCGGCAAATGATCGAGCTGACGCGGGCGCCAATCTTCGGTGACGTTGAAGAGGCGATCGAGCTGGGCGGGTTCGGCATCGGGCAAACGGTATTCGCGACCGACTGCCTGAGCAACAGGCTCAAGGAAGTCTCGGGCCGATCGGTCAGCACAACGGTCCTCTCGAAGGTCCTCGACAGCCTTGGCTGGGCCAAGCTGGAACGCACCATGTCGTGGCGCGGCAAGACGCGGCGGATCTATTACCTGCGCAGCGGCTTCGCGGGATCTGATGAGATGAGCCTGCAAGATGACGTGCGGCTGGCCCTCGATCGCACCGATGACGGATCTGGGCAGGGTGAAAATTATGGCGGGTGGTGAAAAAAGACCCGCCGAAGCTGGCCAAGTTCGGATTTGCGGCGATTTCGCGGGGTCACTGATGGAGCCCTTTGGCCCCCGCGCCGGTCTGCTCGGTCGATCGTCACCATGTTTGAAACCATCCTCACCGTTCTTGGATGGTCGGGAGTGCCTCGGGCTAGTCCTTGGCGACAACTATTGCGGCACATAGTTGCCGCGTAACACTGGAAGGGAAACGGAATGAAGAGCAATTACGCGGCGTGCCTGAAAATCTCGCTGGAACATGAGGGCGGCTGGGCCGATCACCCCAAAGATCCAGGCGGCGCGACCATGAAGGGCATCACGCTGGCGACGTTTCGTAAATACAAGCCAGGCGCAACCAAGGCGGATCTGCGCAACATCTCCGATGACATGCTTCAGAAAATCTATCGCGTCGGCTATTGGAATACGGTTCGCGGCGATGATCTGCTGACCGGAATCGATCTGGCCGTGAATGATTTCGCGATCAACTCTGGGCCGTCGCGGGCGGCTAAATATTTTCAGGCGGTTCTGGGCGTCAAACAAGATGGCGTCATTGGCGACCAAACCCTCGCAGCCATGCCGAAAATTCATCCCATGTATACCGTGCAAAAGCTCTGCGCCAAACGGCTCGGGTTCGTGAAGGGGCTCAAGACATTCACGACATTCGGCAAAGGATGGTCGCGGCGTATTGCTGACATCGAGGCCAAGGGCGTCAAGATGGCTATACTGGCGGGCGGCGTGTCAAGCGAGGCTACCAGTGACCGGCTGGCCGATCTGTCTGATCTGGCGCTGGGCAAGGCCAAGACGCAAGACAAGGCCGCGACCACGACTGCGGGCGGTAGCGTGGCCAATGCTGCTGCTGGTTTCGTTACTGATGGCGACATTAATCGGATCGTATTTATCGTCGTTGGAGCGCTGGCCGTGCTGGCTGTCATCGCGATCATTTCACGCTCGCGCATTAACAAAGATCGCGCTGATGCTTATCATGAGGCCGCTGTCCACGGTTGACATTTGGCCTTGGTGATGTGATATTCACAACTGAGCGCGGCGGCCATTATGGCTTGGCGTTGCTGAAAGGCGCGTGGTATAGGCGAAAATCCTGACGCCGCGCTCAAACCAACTGCCCGATTTGATCACGGGCCAACCCGCCACGCCTCTCAACGATGCGCACCTTGGCGGGTTTTTATATCCATCCAGCCATGACTATTCTGGGGCTTCAGGCCACTTCTTGCGCGGCAAAATCAGCAGAAGCTGCATGATGATCGCGGCCTGCTTCGGCACACGATCACCATGCTCGATTTCGCTGATGCGGCTTTGCGTAGTGTAGCCCAAGCGGGCGGCGCAGGCGACTGGTGAGAGGCCCAGCTTTACGCGGGCCTCTTTAAATTCTGCTGGTGTCATTGTGCAGCCATGATCTCTTTAAGTTCGGCGCGGGCGGCTTTGCACTTGTCATCGCCAAGCTGGCTTTCGGCTTGCTCAAGGCAAAACTCTGCGTGGCTTTCGGCATCAGCTTGCGACATGCCCGATTTGATAGCGGCTTTGATGGTGTTGCGGATGGTTGCTGCGGTGAAGGTTTTCATTTTCGTTTTCCTATCTGTGGCTTTCGCCGTTTCCATACTTAGACTTTACGGAATACGGAAAGACAATGCAAACACTATTTTACGGAAAACGGAAAATATTTATCAACTCCATCCCGCCCATTTGTCGCCGCTCTGCCGCATGTGGGTGTAACGCTTCAAACTTTGCCAGCTCCGATGACCAGACACGGCGGCAACGTGCGGAATGTTGAGCCCCATTTCAAACAAACGGCTGACGCCCTCATGCCGCAGGTCGTGAAACCGCAGATCCTCGATCCCAAGCATATGGCAAACCCGCGTGAACGCCGCGCTGATCGCGTCCGTGCTGTAGGGGAATATTCGGGCATCCTTGCGAGGCATCCGGTCGATTATCGCTCGCGCCTCTGCGGGCAAATCAACCCACTGGTGATTTCCGATCTTCTGGCCGGGGTGTTTCATATCCCTTACCAAGATCCTATCGCCGTCGAGGTCATCCCACCTGATGCGCGTGATCTCCTCCTGACGCCTCGTCGAAAATATCGCAAACATCACGATCTCGGCCATAGGCACGCAATGCGGCACGCGCTCCGATCTGCTCCTGAACCAATCCACGATGAGCCTGATCTCTGCCAGCGAGGGGCGTCTGTCGCGGCTTAGGCTCTTGCTGGTGAGGCCAAGGCGCTTCAGCACTGTCTGAGCTGCCTTCATGGCCGTCGCGTCCAGAGGTATGCCCCAAGCAGGATTAGCAATGGCAAACACGGCTGACAGGTGGCTGAGATAATTCCCGACAGTCTGCGGCGCCATAGTCTTGGACAGCGTGCGGCACATATCAACGATCTCGGCTGACCCGATCTGATCGCACTGGATCTTGGCTATCTTCATGCGCCCGATCGACCGCAGCACCTGCGCCTTGGTCTTGCCTATGTCGTGCGTTACCTCGCGCACATAGCGATCGATAGCGTCGGCAAGGGTGAGGGTCGATGTCGGTGACAGCAGGGCGCCAGGCTTGGCCAGATCGACCTCGCGCTGTTTCATCCACCTGACCGCGGCCTTGTGCTCGGTGAACGTCTTGCTCTCGCGATGGATGATTTTGTTATCGCGCTTCAGTATGATCCGCGCCATATACGATTTCGCGCCGTTGTTGCGTTGGCGCGCCACGATCGTTCCCATTGAGTATCACATTGCTCCGTTGGTGATACTTTTTGTGATACTCGGGCCAGAGGAAAAGTCAATGTTATTGAGGGTTTATCAACATGCGTGGCGATAGTCGCAACAAGCCGCAACACGGGACCACATGAAAACGCTGGAAATGCAATGACTTATGCGCAACAGAGATTTTCTATCGCACCGATGATGGATTGGATGCAAGCCCCGCAAATTCAATGACTTGCGAGGCGTGTGATACCGCTTGTGATACTGGGATCGCGGTTAGTTGGATTAGGTTAAGGGTTGGTCGAGTGCATCGCGCACGACTAGAAAATCACCGAAGTCCAGCTTTACGGCTTTGCCATCTGGCGCCCTGCACGTCAGCACGACATCTCCTGCGTCGTAATTCTGAGCAAAAAGTTCGCCTGCCATTTCACTAAATGGTTTAAGGGCGCGCTGCATCGCAGTCGCTTTATTCATGATAGGCTCGAACATGATGCACATGGCCTCGTGTTGCTGCTCCATGGACATGCCGTTCCAAAGTGCGTCTGCTTCGGCGAAGTCTATCACCACTTTACCTTCTTTGATTCCTGTATTCATCGGCTGCTTGATAGGCATATTCGGTTCCTTTGGGTTATTGGACTCTGCTGTCCTGCGGTATCACAAGCCATTCCTGTGATACCTGATGTGATACAGTGCCGTGATTGACCCTGTATTTGCTGCGATTTCCGCACTATGTAGCGGGGCATACCGCAACGTCCGCATCACCTTTCAACAGCGATTTCAATGTCAAGTTGTAACTCATATCAACACCTACTCTCGGTTGCACCGATGATGGATTGGATGTAAGCCTCGCAAATTCAATGACTTGCGAGGCATGTGATACTTCTGGGAACACTTGGATCAGGCGGTGGGCTGGCGGTCTGGGGCGTTATATCTGCGCTTGCCAGTATCCTCATGGCGCACAAACGTCACTTTCCGTCCGTCTGGGTGCATATGGAATGAGTGGGTGTAGGCGGACCCAATGATGTTCCCCAGAATTCGGTCTGGCGGCGTAAAATCGGCGTTGTTGTGTTCAAACGATTGGATGTCTCTGAGGTCGCGCACATCAACATCGATGCACTGACCTATCTCCATCTCGGCTATTATCTCGCACCAATATCCCAAGTGGGAGTTAGGGTCGGCTGTGTGGTTGATTTTCATTTTGTTTCCAATGTGTTAAATGGTGGTGTGATCCCGCGTTGAATTTCAAAGCAGGTGGAGCCGATCCATTCGGTAGGCGTATGAGATCGCTTCTTGCGTGACGCCTAGAGCCTCGGCGGCGGCTGTCTGTGAGGGGTAGTCAATCCCGCGAATAGTGACGGGCTGTCGCTTTCTGGGGTTGGTTCCTGCTGCGTCGAGGTTGCCGGTTCTGGCCGCGTTGGAGATGCAGTTTATCGACACTCCCAAGGCTTCAGCAGCGGCGGTTTGCGACGGATAGGTTGTGCCTCTGATCGTCACCGGCTTGCTGCGCTTGGCCAACAGCCCTGCTCGATCGGGCTGACCCCTCTGGACAGCTCTGGCGATGCTGTGGATGGACACGCCCAACGCTTCGGCTGCTGCTTTCTGCGACGGGTAGGTGACGCCTCTGATGGTG